TTATGATAAATATTCACTAACTTCCGTTTCTTTATTTTTTGTGAGACTTAACGTAAAATACTTTGATTTTTTTAAGTCGTCGTGATACACTGAAGTAATGATTTTTTTTAATTTTGATCTTAAAATTAACGATTTAAAATCTAATGTTTTATCGTGAACAAATAAGGTAATTTCTAAATTTAAAAAACTCCTTTTGTTCATTTGGATTCCACTCGTTCTTAAATCTAAATCGACTATTTGTTTTTTTTCAAATGTCGTAAAATCAACCACTTCCAATAACGTGTGTAAAATTTGTCGTTTAATTAATCCAGTGATTTTAACCCAATTTTCTTCATCAGTTATTGGTTCAATCCAAGTCTGTAATACAATATAAACTGTTTTTAATTCTTTTGAGTCAACTGTTCCGTAGTGACATTTTGCATCATCAAAAATGTTTAATTTTGATGTTTTCCCTTTTTTCATTTTTCATAACTTATGAAGTTTATTTTTAACAATTATAATAAATTTTAAACGTGTTGTCAAAAATTGAAAAAAATCCTTATATTTATATTGTAAAACCAAAAAAATTTATGATTATAGTTGAAGTAAAAAACCCGAAATCCATTGAACAAGCATTAAAGTTATATAAATCCAAAGTTTATAAAACAAAACAAATTCAAAAATTACAAGAAAATAAGGAATATAAAAAACCCTCCGTAAAACGAAGGGCTGAAATTAAAAAAGCTCAGTATAATCAAAAATTCAATTAGAATCTTGATCGTCATTTTTTTTATTATCGTATTTTTTACCGAAAATTGCTTCGGTTGACGTTAATCCTAAAGACCCAAAAGCTAAAAGACCTATAGTATCTACTAGTGACTCGTCAGCACATAGTTTACCACTTGAAAAAACAGTTACAAAAAATGCAACAATTAACGATAATACACATAAAATACCTACAAATCTTTTTGAAGATAATGAACCTCTATCGGAACCTAATAGTGAAGTTAAAAATTTTTTCATAGTCCAAAACTTAATTTTTTAAGTTTATAATAATCATAATGGTTGCATTTAGATGCCATTATTTTACTTATTGTTTTATTAATTGTATTTTCAAGTTCTTCATCTGACGATTCATTTAATGATAATTTTAAATTTTCTAAAACTAGTTTTTTAGTCTTTTCAAAATTTTCTTTTAATTCTTCACCATTTAACGATAAAACTTCTTCAAGTTCTTTTTTATCATTTTCATTTAAAGAAGTAATTTCTTTCTTTAAATTTTCATTTGCAATTTTTACCATAGAAGAAATAGGAATATTCATACTTTCAGTGACCTGCCTTTTTACTTCTTCTTTTGTGATAATATTTTTAATATTTTTTTTAGATTCTAAAATACTTTCTAAATTTCTTATCCCTGTACTGTATATCGCATTATCAATGTCAGAGTAGTCATTTACATCAGCTTCACCCCAAGAATTAATCCAAGTGTTAATTTGTTTTAAAGTATTACTTTGACTTTCAACTAACACTTGTGAATATTCAATAGTTTCATTTATGTAATCATTTGCGATATCCAATGGGATACCCTTATTCGATGATAAGTCGTCGTAAATGTAATAAAGTTCAGAAAGATCTTTATTGTTTAATACCAATGCATTAAATTCAAAAATAAATTTTTTAAATTCCGGTTTTTTAGCTAATTCTATTGCGGTATTTTCTATTTTTGTTTTTATTTTTCCAAAAGTGTTCATAATATTTTATTTATAAATATCACTTATCAATTAAATCTTTTAATTTTTGGTCTATTTGGTCTAAACTTAATCTTCCTTTTGATAAATCCATAAAGTCGGAACCCCTAAAAAGAGTTTCTTCTAAAAGTATATCCAAATCTTTTCTAACCAATCTTTCAGGTGTTAAACCGCCACCAGCTTCTGGTGGAGCACCTCCTGGTTCACTTCCACCCATATCAGGTGGGGCACCCGCACCTCCTGGTTCACCACCACCTTCAGGAGCCTCACCGGCAGGTTCACCTTCTTTTTTACCATAAAGATTATCTATATTATCAAATAAACCTGTTTTAGTAATTACTTCGGCAGTTTTAGCTAATTCCGCAGCAACTGCCCTTTCTACTCTTTGTTGTTGGATGTCTAATCTGATTTCTTCATCAGAGAATCCTAAAATATGTTTTTTAGCCCAAGACGCAGATACTGGAGCAACACTGTTTGCAATTTCAGCACAAGCATCTTTATATAGTGTAATTTTTTCTTTCCAAATCTCCAAAGATAATAGTTCACCTTGTTTAGATGGGTTATTCAAAGATAATGTAAAATTAGTTAACTCGTCCTCAAACCCCAATAAAAATAAATGAACAATAGCAATTTTATTTAATTCAGCAATCATTGATTTTTGGATTCTATTAATTGTTCTGGCAAATCTAATATCTAATAATGATAAATTTTTACCGTCACCAACTGCCTCCTCAAACCCTAAATATGCCTTTGGTATTCTAAGCGCGGTAACTAATTTCTTTTGGATATACTCAATATCGGCAATTTCAGCCATATTAGCGGCTCCTGCTAACGTCTCAATCGGGTTTGTTGCTGCGGCATCTCTTACAGGTATAAAATAATCTTGGTCAACCGCCATTTGATTATACCTCATATCAACATTACCCGTTTTCGGGTCAACAACTTGGTCACGTTTGAATTTGTTAGCAACTCTTTGAACATACGCATCAACATCTTTATCGTCCATATTACCTACAAACACTTTGAATACTCTTCTTTCAGGAGCCCTTGATAAACGATAAATTAACATCGCATCTTCACATAAAAGTAATTGTTTCCAAATACGTCTTGCCTTTTCCAACATAGACGTTCCGTATGGGAGTTTTCTATCATCACCTAAAATTCTAAAGTGACCAATTTCCCAAGTATTAAACTCCATATTTTTTTCTTTCCAAACAAATTTCAAAGCATCGTTTTCCATTTCTTGTGAATATTTGTCTGGTTGGAATCTCATTCCCTTTTCCAATCTTTCAATTTGAATATTCGGTAATTGCTGACACCCAACAATCCCTTTTTCAGGGTCAAGTTTTAAATAAATAAAATTATCCCCAAACTTACAAGTGTTTCTTGTCCACATAGGTAAATTGGTATTGATATCTAATTTATTTAAAAATAAATCAGTTAATACCTGTTTAATTCTTTTGGATTCGGAATAGACTTTCAATATTTGACCATCTTGATCTGGAGTAGTTGATTCTTCTGCGTAGATATCTAACGCCGCAGAAATTTCAGGAGTATATTCCATAGATTCGTAATCATAATATGATGCCATTCTTGTTGGTTCATAATAGACCGCCTGTTGGTATAGGTTACTTTCAACTTTTTGCCATTGTTTCCCTATATATAGTGATTGTTGTGCTTGTAACTTTTCTGTTTCAAATTCTTGTTTACTTGTTGTCTTTAACAATTCTTGTTTATCAAATTTGAATATAGGTGGTTGTTGGTCTAAAGTTGAATTAGGTCCAAAAACCCTACTCAATCTTTGCCAAACCGTAAATTTTTCTTGTGTCATAATTTTTTATTTTAAAAATAGTTGGACTTAAAATAAACTAAACTCTTCTTGGTCCGAATAACCATAAATACTTTTCATAATCACTTTTGGATACTTGATTATTTGAGTAATCGTGGTAACCTGTCATCACAGGCACACCTGGATTATAATTAATGGAAGAATCCCTATAATCTGTTTTATCGGTTGTCCAAGATTCAAGCATCGCCTTTGCTTGTTCTGTAGCCTTTTCTAATTGGGTAAAAGAAGTTTCACCAACGTATACTGCCATAGCAAAGGCCATTATTAAATCGTCGTGTTGTCCTTTTTGGTGGTCAGGTCTACCGTTTACATATACGAAAGTATTTAATTCATTAAACAACCTTTGTGACCTCATCGAAAAATCAAATCTTAATACTTCTTCAAATGCCTGAATTATTAAGACCCTTTTTGAGTTAAAGTTTATACCGGGTATTTTATCTTGATTTTTAGGATCCCACTTCCACTTATCGGCTGGGTTTATCCCATCAACATATAGATTTTTATAACCAAGTTCTTGTAATTTTCTT